TGGGAGGTTACAGGCGGCGCGGGCGGCAGGGTGTCGACAGATGCGGCTGGCGCTGCGGGCGGAGCTTCCATTGTCACGGGGTACGCACACTCCTGAAAGCAAAAAGGCCCGGAGACCTGCGCTCAAGACGCACGTTCCGGGCCGCTTCGGGCTAGGACTATTCGATTACGACGCGACGGATGCTACGGTCGCCATGCCTGCAACGTCAACACGGACGCTGCCCTGAGAGACTACCACGTTGAGCGTGCGGCACGCAGCGCACGCGATCACGGCTTTTCCCTGCACCATGAGCGCGATCGGCGAGTCGCACGAACGGCAGCGGATCATTGTGCAGTGGTCTCCGAGATCATCGTGTGGCGCCCACCGGGATACGTGCGGGTGCGGCGTTCTCGGAGCCGCGCATGGCCTTCTGGCCGAGCTGTCTCTCGAAGTAACGCCGCAGGAGCCTGCGTTCGTCGGACTCGTACTTTTGGACCTCGAACGCCTTGACGTCCTCCATGCTGATGCGGAGTTCACGCATGAGGTCAAGTGCGATCGTGCGCGCCTTGATCGTCTCGAGGCTCTCCAACTTGTTTGCCAAGAAGAGTTTGGCGTCGACTTCGGGATTGCGTTTGCGGTACTCGCTGCGCGTGAGGACCTTCTTGTCCTTCGCCTCTCGCGGATTCGTGGGGAGCTTCTCGTAGGGCGCGAAGTCCTTTTCCCACTCCCGCCGCAGGTCTCCCACGGTGCGCGCAGGGGCGAGGTTCTGTCCGAAGAATTGACCGGTCACGGCGCCAGCCGTCTCCGGGCCCAACTCGCCGGTGCGGACGTCACGGATTACAGTCGCCGGGGTGACGGGCGAGAAGCGTTCGATCGCGTACTCGCCAATCCGCAGCGCCTTGACGACCGTCGAGTCCTTGGCCTTATAGATCGGCCGCTGCTGGACGTCGCGGTTGCGTGCGACGTGGTAGGCGGTGCCGAGCGCGGGAGTGACGCGGTACTCGGCGTAGGGCACGATCCCGCCGAACGGGATAGGGACCGGGGAGCCTTTGACGCGCTGGGGATAGGAGGCCTTGAAGAGCGCACGCAGGGGACCGCCCAGGGGCAGGCGTTTGCCCATGATGACAATCGACAGGAATCGTGGCGAGGTCGGCGTTAGCGCGTCCCATGCCGCGTCCAGCGGGTCCTGGCCGGTGCGTTCCGCCTCAAGCACGGCGCTCGCGACGGAGACCGTGCCCACGAATGCCGCCGCCTTCGTCACGCGCCGCACGGCGAGGTCTTCTTTGGGCGTCAGTTTCAGTACCTTGCCTCCGCCAGCCGCGATCTTGGCATAGCCACGAGTCGCGTCCATGAGCAGCTCGCCCGACTTGCGGATGAACGAGATTGACGTGAACGGGGCGCGCCGTGCCTGCCCCTGCGCCCGGGAGAGGCCGTAGCGGGTCGTGTTCATGGCCGGGATCATGCGCTGGCTGAAATCGCCGGCGACTGCGATCGCGTCCTCATGCGACAGGCCGCTGCGCTCGAGCTGCCGGACGTCGTCGACGAAATCGTTCTTGGCCGCTGAGAGCACGAAGTTGTAGAGGCGGGTGTTGAGGTCGCTGATCTTCTCGCCGGCCTTGGGGATCTTGCTCAGGAAGCCGACACCAAACTCTCCGGGGACCGGCTCGCTGATGCTGCGACCGGTGGCGAACGCAAAATCCTTCCAGCCCTGCGGGTCGTCGCGGACCAGTCCCGCGAGCCTGTCCGGGGACCATGCCGCCTTGCCGCGTATGAGCTGAGTCGCGGTTGCGCCGGGGTGGAAGAGCACCTTCTGACCGAACTGGATCGTGAGCGGTGAGAGATCGCCACCGAGCACGGTCGCCTGCAAGTCGGCCAAAAGCCGCACGAATCCGCTCTGGGCCGCTGGCTGCCGCAGCTCTTCGATCTGCTTGGCCTCTTTGGCCGGAAACCAGCGTATGACGCCGCCGCCCAGGTTCACGGGTTTGTAAGTATGCGCGGTCGCGCTGCCCACTGGTTGGGCGTCGAGACCGCCGACGCCGGCACGGAACACGACGCCGGAGGCTGCGCCCGATTTGTGGGCGTCCATTCTCCGCAGGAGGTCGGAAACGTCAGTGTTTGGCTTGAAGCTCGGATCCGCGGCCATGCGCTCGCGGGCGGTCTGGAAGATGCGCTCCTTCGAGCGGCCGGAGGCTGCGACGGCCGGGCGCGCGGCGCTGCCGTAGTAGGCCTCTAGCGCCTCGAGTGAGGCATCGTCCGCTTCGAGGTGGGGCAGGAAGGCGCCGCCCGGCTTGGGCGCAAACTCGCCGATCTCCGTTCCGTAGCCCTTGTTCACCCGGCGAAGGTAGTCGGTATTGCGAGCATCGAAGTCCGCAAGGAATTGCTTCTGCGCGGGATTGAGATCGTAGAGCTCCGGATTGTCGGCAATGTCCACCACTGTGCCGGTGATGTCGTTGGCGGCTTCTTTCGCCGAGCCCAGGAAGCGGACGTTTGTCTTGGCGCCGCGGCTTGCGTCCTCGCCGAAGGCCTGCTCCATTCGCTCGAGGAGCGGCATGCGGGTGGAGAAGAACTCCTGCGCCAACTCTTCGCGAGCGGAATTTTCTGCGACCTGCGCGCCGAGGACGTTCTCGGGCAGCTGCCTGCCAGGACGCTCCCAGTCTCGGAACTTGCGGACGCCGGGGGCGTAGTCGACGACTTTCGAGATCGCGCCGGGCCTGTCCTGCGCCACCATCGCCGCAGCCTGCTTGAGCGAGCGCGCGGTCTCGGACGGAAGTTGGGATGCGGGCGTGGGCGGCTGTGCTCCTGCCGCTGCTGTAATCGGGGGCTGGCCGGCTGTCCTTGGCGGTGCGCCTTCACCGCTGTAAGGCGGCGCAAACTCCTGTTGCGAGCCCGCGTTGATGTCATAGAAGGTCGGCTTGGGCGGACGCACGGGAGGCCGCGCGCCGAGGGGCGGCGTGCCCGCGTAGGGACCGTAGATCTCTTCGAGCGGCGATCTCACGATCGGGCCCGGTCCGGGGAGCGTGCCTTCGATGTCGCCAAGCGGGGTGATGTCGGCGCGGCCTGTCTGCGGACCGTAGAACTCGTCAAAGGAGCCTGTCGGCGGCGGCGACACACGCCGGGGCAGAATGGCCCCGTACTCGTCGCCGACGTAATCCTGGAAGTCGCCGGGAGGCACGCGGCCGAAGGCCTCCTCCGGCATGCTTCCGGGCTCGTAGGCGGCGAACGGCGAAGGCGCACCCTCTTCGATGTCGCGGATGACGGCGTCGCGCCGGGCTACGTCGATGGTCCTTGGTGTCCGGGGAGCTGGCATGTCGACGCCGGGGATTGCTTGCCCGGGCGAACCGAGTGTTCCTTGCGACGGAGCCTGCGCCGCCAGGTCCTCGAGCTCCTTCGCCCTGATCGCTTCCTGGACGCTCTTGGGCGTACGGGCTGCCTGTCCGCCGACGATCTCTTCGGGGACGCCCGGCAGGATCCCCGCCGCGCGAGGTGCGAGGCGCGCTCCGGGGAGAACGCCGCCTGCTAGTGAGCCGATCATCTCGCCCGTGGGGCCGAATGTCGAGCCTGCCGTGCCGCCAGCGACCGAGCCTGCGAATGAGGCTGCGCTGGCGCGTGCGCCGCCCAAGGGACTCAGGATGATGCCGCCGGGGGAGACGAGGCCGCGCACGGCGCGAGCGGCCGGCTGGAGAGGCCTGGGCGCACCTGTCTCGAAGGACGGTGGCAGGAACGAGGCGAAGGGTGACAGCGCCAGGTCCTTGATGCTGGGGTCGTCAGACAGGTCCTCTTCGTGGGCCAGCGGAAGGAGGCGGAAATCGTCGGGGTTGCTGCTGATGAACGGGTCCGAGATCCTCCGGGCGACGTCCCGTCCGATGTCCACGAACCGCTCGAACGGGTTCCTCGATGGCGACTCGGCCTCGACCGCGCCGATGCCCGCGGCGATGCGTGCGCGGTCGATGATGCGCCGGCGTTCGAGATCCTCGTAACCGGCGAACGGGTTCCACGAGACCAAGTGCGCCCCCTAGAAGCTCGGCCCGCCCGAGAAGTTCCAACGCGTCGGCGCGACGATGCCCACCGTGGACCCGCGGCCGATTCGTTCGTCCATCCAGTCCTGCTCGCCCTCGCCCTGTTCCGGCTTGAAGTAGTCCGTGAGGTGCTCGGAAAAGCTGAGAGTGGGCGACTGCCCGCCCTGGATCATCTGTCCGAGCCGGGCCAGGTAGCGGTCCTGTACGTTCGCGAACTGCTTCTGGAAGAACTGGCGACGGTTGGGCGACTGGCGGCCCATGCTCTCGACGCGGCCCAAGAAGTTGGCCCTTCGGCCGGTATCGTCGGTCTCGAAGGCGTCCCAGAACGGGTTATCCGGGCCCCACTGCATCGTCATTTGTAGCCTCTACAATGCCCGCCGAAGGAGGAGTCTGATGCGCGTTCTACTAGCTGCCTTCACGGTTGCCCTTGTGTCCTGTACCGCATCGGCCGCGCCGACACGGGATTCGTCAGCCGAGGAGTGCCTGAGCGCACTCGTAAAGGCCTATCAGGCCCACAGCCACACCGCAGAAGGGACCGGCGAAATCGGCCGAACATCCCGCCCCTCCTACGGCCTGTTATGGAGGCCCGAGTCGGTGGCGATCGCATGCAAGGCGTTCTTGGACGCATCCTAGTACCCGCCGGTGCTCAGGCCGTACTGACGCTTGAGGTGGTCCAGGAAGGAGCCCTCGAGACCGCCTCGCTGGTAGCGTTCCTTGACCTGATTGCCTCTAGGCAGGAACCGGCGCGCCGTGAACGGCGTGTATTTCGTCCCGGCAGCCTGGCCTGCAAGGGCGATCAATTCGTTGACGGCATCTTCGTCGGGGGCGCCCGACGAGACCCCGTAAGGGTCGGCGTACCGCTGGAAGAACTCCTGCGCGTCCTTGTTCGGGGCTGCGCCCGGGTTGGAGATGGTCTTGAACGCGTTCGTGGCCCTCTGACGCATGCCCCCGATCGGTGTCCCGGCGGTCCAGTTCTGGAAGGCGTTCTCCAGGTCTGCACCCTGTTGCTGCTGCCCACCGCGTAGCACGTTCTCGATGTTGAAGCTTGCGGCGGCAGGCGCATACATTTCCTCGAAGTACTCCGACGCGATTCCCTCGGGGTTGAGTCCCTGCCGCTGGAGGCCGCGCTCGTAGGCGCCACGAGGGAACAGACGCTCAAGACCGCCGGGGACCTTCCCCGGTCCAACCGGCGGCTCTTCCGTCTTAACAATCACGCTGTCGTCGCCGCTGGCCCCCGCGGTCTCGTCGATGTAGCCGGGCAGTTTGGAGCCTGCGCCTGCGAAGGAGAAATTCGCACCGTAGCGGGCGCGTACGAAATCCTCGGCTGCCTGCCGGCTGCCTGCGAGGACTTGGACGGGAGCCTTGCCATCGTTGAAGTGGAAGCGGTAGTACGCGACGTTCGGCGTGCTGCCTTCGTTTGCCATCTGTCTATCTCCTTACGCTTTCTGGCTTCGTGCGCGCGGTCTCGGAGTCCGTGGCGCTATGCGTGACGGTCCATCGTTTGACGTCTCGGGCTGGGGCGCCATGCCCGCGCCGGCCGCTGGCAGCACGTCGGGCGTCATCCCTTTGCCCTTGCCGCCCGCTCCCTGTCCCCCGGCTGGCCCGCCGTCGCCCATGTCGGGCATGATGCCCATCTTGACGGCGATAAGCCGGGAGTACTCGGCCAGGTACATCTTGGCGGTCTCGAAGTCGCCCCGGTCGGCCGCGGCGTTCATGAGATCGTACAGCTGGGCCTCGGGGAGCGCCTGCTTGGCGAGCTGCGTCTTCATCTTGTCCATCGTCGCCTGCGAGTCCTGGACCTCGAGCACGTTGTCCAGGATGTCCTCGTCGGAGAACAGGCCGGTTTCCTTGGCGATGGCCGCCTGCTGCCACTTCGCGGCGTTGTCCTGCGGGAGCTGGGATGTGAGCTTGATCGTGAAGTCGCAGGTCTCTACGAGAGCCTGTGGCGTGATCATCATGTTGAAGTAGTTGCGGTTGCGGTCGCGGCCCGAGAGCTTCATGCCGCTGAACGCGCCGGTCATGAACTGGTCGTGGAGCAGGTTCGAGATCTGTGAGTACGCGCTCTCGAGAGCCTCGAGCCGGGACGCAAGCACCGTCTCGGTAGCCTGCCGCAGCTGCGTGATGGCGTAGCCGGAGAGCTGGAACGGGGTCTCGCCGTAAGACGAGAACGGGAGCGTGGCGCGCTGTTCTTCGCCCAGGACTGCCGTCAGGTAGGCCATCGTCTCCTGCGCCATTTGCTGCAAGGAGAGCGTGTAGATCTTCTCGCCGGTGCGGATGCCGATCTCGGTCCCCTGCCGGAACGGGTCGAGCGGGAGCTTCTTCTTGCCGTCCGCGCTTTCGGTGATGACGGTCTGCCGGCGGGCGCGGGAGACGATCTCCAAGAAGATCGACATGATGTCGGACTTCTTCTCATAGATCTCGCGCACGCCCGCGTAGATGCTCTCGCCCACGTCGGCGATCAGGTTGCCGTCGGTCTCGGATTGCAGGATCGGCCACGGGCCCACGAGCCCGAGGTAGCACGGCACCCGCGGCGAGCCGTGGAAGGTCGGGGGCTTGGCCGTCTTGCCGTCGATGAGGAGGGTGTTGATGTTCGCGTCGTAGTAGTCGACGACCCACATCCCCTCTTTCTGGGTGTCGATCGACTGTGCTCGCCGGCTGCTCTCAGGGAGCTTGATGCCCGGGTACTCCCGGCGCATCTGCGCGGCGGTGCGCTTGATCTTGTAGGCGGCCCACTCGAGCCCGTCTGCGTTGACTCCCCAGTGGATGTGCGCGGGATCCCAGGCGCAGACGTCCGGGTAGGACGAGCCGTCCGGGCGGTTGACCAGGAGCGCTCGGCCACCGATGTAGCCGCCCCGGACCGTCACCGCGGTCGACAGCATGCCCCGCAGATTCGGATCCAGGCGCCGGGTGAGCCGTTCGTCGGCGGCGGCCAAGCAGCCGATGGCGAACCGCTCCTTCAGGTTGTCGACCTCGGGCTTGTGCGTCTGCGTCTCGATGATGTGCGGGATGCGGATCACGAGCTCGGCCTGACTGAGCCAGGAGATCACCTTGTCGGCGAAGACGCGGGGGGAGTTGGTCGTGAACGTGGCGTAGTTCTTGAGGACCTCTTCGTCGACCGGGTCCACGTTTACGTGCTTCGTGAGGCGATACAGCTTGTAGTCGTTGTACATGCGGGTGCGAAGGGCCTGGGTGTCGGTCTCGTGCGTGGAGACCATCTCGAGGATCTCCTCGGACGACGGCGCAAGGAGGGCTGCAGCGGCTGCCGGGTCCATGCCCAGGGCGGCGGTCCCGTTCGGCGATGCGATGGGGTAAGTGGCGACCATTGGCTAGGACTGGCGCCTTTCTCGTATGCGCTCGAGGCGTCGGGAGCGCCGGTAGGAGTCTACATGGCGCTGCATCGTGAAAAGATCGCCGCCCTCGGGGACGATGAGACCGAAACGCTCTACGAGGCCATAGATTACCGCTTTGCAGCCGTCGTTGAAGCGGTCGTCGGGGTTGTTTCCCTGAATGTTGCCCTCGCCGTCCGTCTTCCAGGAGTAGACCTCCCACCGCGGTTGTTCGTAGAACGGCGAGGGGTAGGCTCCCAGCTCTGACAGGATGCCCTTGCAGCGCGGGTCGAACACGATCCCGGGCGCGCCCGTGAGGGGGTTGACCTTGAGGAAGCTCTTGAAGCGGTCGATGCCGTCCTGGATGCCGACCTTGACGCCCATCGTGGCCAGGCCGGGCATTGCGAGCCAGATCTCGGCGACCGAGTGGGTGCCCTGGTGCTGGTTGGCGTAGTTGGGGCCCGTCACGAGCGTCTTCTGGGGGTTTTTCCCC